ACGATGAGCCAATGTCAACAATAGCTATATTTGATCCCAAAAACATTAGATCGGTAAACGCGGAATTTGATCCAGAGCAAAGAGAAAGCGCAAATATCCTTTACTCAGGCGGCGGAAGGACAGGCACTGGAGTAGCAGCAGGATCAGCTATCCGTGAAACTTTCAGGATTGGAGACGAAGGTTTTGATCCGCGCTTTGACAGCAGAGCCAAGGAGCAGCAGCGCATCTTGGACACTGAGCTGCGCTATGAAAGCTCTCCAATTGTGCGCCCATATGTGAGCATTTACGATCTTGAGGGAAAGCCGTTCGCTCTCACCATGGCTGACAGAACCAAGGCTGGATCTAGGCTGCTGGGCGTGGAAGGCGTCGATTATGATATCCCAGTGGATCTGCAAGGCGGCCAGGACTATATGTTTGCCAATCCACTTGGCCGTGAAGGTCAGGTGTGGGCGCAGGATAAAGGCGCCACTTCCATGTATCTCAATAGCTTCATGGGACTTGGCGGCCAGCCGATAGCTGACGAAATTCTTATGCTGCCGTACCGCATGGCTCCTTCTGGCGGAGATTTTGCCACGATGACTGCTGAGACCATGCTGACTCACGCTCGCAACAATATGACGCGCAGATCCAAGGCGAAGGTTGATCGGGCATTGAGAGGCATCTATCCGGAATGGAAAGGAATTGATAATCCAGAAAGCATCACTCAAATCGCGATGATGAAAGGAGATCCGCGCAAGCAGATCCTGCAGGTCATGGATCGCGACTTCAGAAACGAAGGCGGAATTGGTATAGGTCAGGCTAGGCTGGCTGTGACTGACCGCCTGCAATACAACGCTCCAGATTACACGCTGCAGAACGTCGGCGCGGCAGATCCATATCTAGGAAGATTTGAGCAGTCAGGCCACAGAACGTACAGCCAAGGCTTAGCAGGAAGGCCCATTGGAACGCTTGTGGAAACTGATATCAATGCCATGGAATTGTTGCCAGACTTTGTCCGAGGACGCGGATTCGGTAGCGTAGACGAGCTGCTGGCAGCTGATCCAGAGATTCTTGCGAGAGAATACTACACGATGCGCCGTGGACTACGAGGCGGCACAATCACTGAAGACATGCTGAGAGACATCGAAAGGAGGCGCTCTCAGTAAAACAGGTTTCCTGATCGGGGTATTTTTTAACGGGATTGGGCAATCTTCAGGAGAATTTCTCGGTCAGGAAAATTCTCCGCAAAATTGTTGATATTTTCCAAAATATGTTATATTGGCACGCAGCGAACGTCGCGCTTTCTCGACGGGATGGAACGTCACCATTTATTTGACGGCATTACAGTAGGTATAACGATGGAACCAGATGATATTCTCGATGAGACTCAGATCGAAGACGCTGAGTTTGAAGAGGTAGAAACTGAAGGTCAGGAAACTGACTCCGAGTCATCAACGGATAGTGGTGAAGACCACGACGAATCCACTAGGCCGCGCTTCAACGAGGTGCAGCAGAAGGCATTCGACAAGGCAATCAGCGAGAAGGTCGGCAAAATAAAAGAGGCCGAGCGTAAAGCTGAAGAGTATCGCCGCCGACTCGAAGAGCTGGAAGCTCAAGCACCGAAGGAGGCTCCGCCGGAAGTGCCTAATGTGCCGGACTTCTACGCTATGTCGGATCGAGAGATCCAAGAGCAATTGAGGTTGCGGGACGAGGCCATTGCCAAGCGAGCTGAGTACGATGCACGCCAGCAGGCTATTCAAGCCCAGAAGCTGGAAATGCAGCGTCAACAGCAAGCGGAAGCACTAAAAGCGCAGAATGAGAAGATAGCTGCTTACGCAGATCGAGCGAAGAAACTCGGCGTAAAGAGCGATCAACTCCAGAGCGCAGCAAACAAGATAGGCCAGTTTGGGATCAATCCTATGCTCGCTGAGCATCTGATCGATCTGGAAGATGGTAGTCTTGGAACGCTGTACCTGGGTGAGCATCTTCTAGAGCTGGACAAGCTATCGTCTATGCCTCTTGGCAAGGCGCTGCTGTATCTTGACCAGACCATTATGCCGAAGGCAAGAAAACTTAAACCTAGTGTTAATGCCGCTCCAGATCCCGTTGACACGCCGAAAGGCGCAGGAGTAAGACCGAAAGTCGGCGGAGTGAAAGGAGCAACCTATGAATAATGAGGTGATCCAATCATGGCTAACAATCTTAATAGCAACGTCACTCGGAAGGTCGCGAGAGTCTTCCTTGAGGCTTTCGAGGCTTCTCGTGTACTGACCAAGACTGTTGATACTCAACTGCTCTCTGGTAAATTTAACCCGTCTTCAGGTTCAACTGTAGACTTCAAGCGTCCTCACGACTACAACACAATCCGTACTGCAGGCGGTGACATCAGCTCTTCTACGAAGTCTGACATCATTGCTGGTAAAGCAACTGGTACTGTTCAGAACTACTTCACTGCTGCCACCGAATGGGGCAACGTAGAAGAAGCTCTGGAACTGGACCAGCTGGATCAGATCCTTGAGCCCATGGCTCGCCGTATCGTTACCGATATGGAACTGGATCTTGGTGCATTCATCCGCAAGAACGCTTCTCTGAAGTATGGTACTCACGGCACTGCTGTTGATGCTTGGAGCGACGTTGCCGGTGCTGGCGCTCTGATGGATTCTGTCGGCGTTCCGATGTCCGATGAGAAGTATTACATCATGAACCCATTCACCACTACCAACCTTTCATCAGCTCAGAATGGTCTGAACGCTGCTGACGGCCTGGTACGCACTGCGTGGGAAAAGGCTCAGATTTCTAGCAACTTCGGCGGCATGATGGCTCTGACATCTAATGCGCTGTCTAGCTTCACTTCTGGCTCTACTACTGACCGTGCTGGTGCGCTGGCTTCTACTCCAGACGCTACTTACGTCACTGCCAAGGACACCATGACTCAGGTTCTGTCTCTGAACAATCTGGGTACTGGTACTATCAAAGCTGGCGATATGGTGACTATCGCAGGAGTTTACCGTCTGAACGTAGCAACCCGCGAGCCGATCCTTGACGCAGCAGGCAACCAAGTCCTGTGGACAGGTACTGTTCTTGAGGATGTAACCATCGCAAGTAACGCAGCCACTATCACTGTATCTGGTGCTGCTATCTACGAAGCCAATGGTCAGTACAACAACGTAACTGCCGCTCCTACCAGCGGTGACGTTGTAACTATCCTTGGTGCCGCTTCTACTCTGTACCAGCCCAACCTGTTCTATACCAAGCAGGCATTCGGAGTAGGTACTGTGAAGCTGCCCAAGCTGTACAGCACTGACACCATTGCTACTACAAGTGACGGCTTCTCCATCCGAGTATCCAAGTACGCAGACGGCGACGCCAACACTCAGAAGATTCGTTTCGATCTTCTCCCCGCCTACGCTTGCTTTAATCCGCTCTTTGCGGGTCAAGGCTTCGGCGTATAACCTTGAGGCATCTGGCGCTGGGAGCTTCGGCTCCCGCGCCTTTTTTACATGAAGCCCGCAAAAGGTAAAGCAAAGGTCAAAGTCACGTCCGACGGCAGGAAGGTCTCCTATGGGCAGGCCGGAAAGGCAAAGGACGGAGGCTCTCGCGTTAGAGCGGGAACCAAGAAAGGCGACGCGTATTGTGCGAGATCATTAGGCATCAAAAAAGGATTGCCTAAAGAAAAGCAGAACGATCCCAATACTCCAAACAATCTCAGTCGCAAGCGTTGGAAGTGCAAAGGCGCTAAATCAATGAGAGCCAAGTATGAGTAAAGGTCTGTACGCTAACATCCACGCTAAACGCAAGCGCATCAAGGCCCAGAAGGCTGCAGGCAAAAAGCCTGAGAAAATGCGCAAGGCAGGCTCCAAAGGAGCGCCTACTGCGAAGGCATTTAAAGATTCAGCTAAAACGGCCAAAGGAGCTAAGTACGAATAATGGCAACAGTCGCTCAGGTCGCAAAAGCATCACTACAACGCATACTCGTTCAAGCCAGCGAAGCTCCGCTAGAGCCTGACGAGTATCAAGATTTTATCTTCGCCATGAATAACTACATGGCGGAGCTGGACGCGGCTGGAATTAGCCTGGGATACACCGAGGTAACTGATCTGGGTGACGAGGTAACGATCCCGACAGGAGCTCTGCGTGGTTTGATTGCCAACATGGCGATCGAGGTAGCGCCAGATTTTGGTGGCGTGATATCAGTCGGACTGCAGCGAGCAGCTCGCGACGGCTACAACACTATGAGGCTTCTTGGCCAGCGCATGGCCACAACCAAGCTTCCATCTACACTTCCGATTGGCTCAGGCAATGAAGGCAATAACCTTGGCCTGAACAATGGACACTTCTATCCAGAGAGCGAGCAGGAGATCCTTGCGGAGTCTACTGGTGCAATAGGCTTGGAGAACAATACCAATGGTTGATAGAGCGCAAGGCAGGAAGAAGTCCGATTTTGTTGCGAAGACCACAGTAGAGTCTGGCGCGTTTATGGACTACTTTGTAAACGGCACAAACTACAAGATTACCTATACAAATTTTGTTAATGGTCTAGGTGTTACTGGATCGATCACGCAAACTGGTGATCCTACCGGAACGGCTGTTCTGGACATTGATGGCACAGTAAACAAGATCAGAAACATAGAGAGCGGCGCTGGCATACTGGCTAGTGTATCGGCTCAGAACGGCGTTGAGCTAAAGCATAACTTTGCTGCTGATTCTACTGGCGCTCCGTTGTTACTTAACGTAACGGACGCAACTCCTGATATAGCGAGTATTGTTGGAGGAAACGGAATAAACGTAACATCAACAAGCAACTACGTTACGATTGACGCTGAAGCGCAACCATACGCTCAGGTTAGTGTTCAAGGAAACAGTGGAGCAACAACAATATCAACTGCTGGTACTCCCGTTAAGGCTTCTGCAACCTATGTTGTTGGCATACAGTCTGGATTTACAGGAGATACAACAGGAAAGATTGTCTACAACGGTACTGCTGAGAGAGTTGCTGCTGTTCACGTTAGTGCTACGTTTAGTCCTGTTTCTTCAAACAATCAAGAAGTATTCATACAGGTTGCTAAAAACGGAACAGTTGAAGCTGGCAGCAAAATAACCAGAAAGGTTGATGCAGCTGAGTCTGCCAATGCTTCTACGTTTTTCAATGTTTCCTTGTCTCAAAATGATTACATTGAGCTTTATATTGGTAACGACACTAGCACAGATAATATTGTTTTGATTGATGCAATTTTGGGTATTGTGAACTAATGCCGAAGGTTATTTTGCCAATAGCTAACGGATATTATGAGAGCGATTCTCTGCCGATATCGGCGCAGGAATGCACTAACTTCTATCCGAATATAGCTCAGGCTCCTGCGTTAAATCAGGAGACTCTGTTTGGCACGCCCGGTCTTACACAAGTAGCTAGCGCAAGTGACATCAGTAACTGCCGTGGCGCACATGAAATGAACGGTGTGCCTTACTTTGTTATTGATGGAAAGCTATACAGTATGTCAGCCAGCTATGTTCTAACAGATCACGGTCAAATAGACGGATCTGGCAGAGTATCAATGGCTGACAATGGTACGCAGATGCTGGTTTTAGCGCCTGGAGGTAACGGCTACATTTACAACCACGTTACGGATTCGTTCGCTCAGATTACGGATGCTGACTTCACAGCTAACGGTAACCCGCAGCAGGTAGTCTATATAGATGGTTATTTTTGTCTTACTACAGATTCTAAGAAGTTTATTGTCAGTTCTCTGAATGATGGTCTGTCGTATAACGCACTAGACTTCGGTGCTGCTGAGTCGGATCCTGACGAAATTGTTGCTCCTATCGTATTCAAGAACCAGCTGTTTATCGGCGGCTCCCAGACTATAGAGGCTTTCCAGAACATCGGTGGCGCTGACTTCCCGTTCCAGAGAACAGGACTATTCTTGTCGAAAGGCATAGCGAGTCCTTTCAGCATTCAAGCTATTCAGGATACCTTCGTGTTTGTTGGCTCCGGCCAAAACGAATCTCCGGCGATCTGGGCGCTGCAAGGAAACGATGTAGTCAAGATCTCTACAACGGCTATAGACAAGGAGCTGACCACGCTCACGCAAGACCAGGTATTGAATATCTATTCGTGGAGCTACGCGCAGAAAGGAGCTTACTTTGTCGGCTTTGCGCTTCCCAGCAGCACGTTGGTCTACGACATAATCAGCAAGCGCTGGCATGAAAGAAAGTCGTTTATCGGTGGATTTCTTGGCGCTTACCGCGCCGCGTCCATGGTCAAGGCGTACAATCAGATCTGGGCAGGCGACATCATTGATGGCCGGATAGGCAGACTGGATCCTGATGTCTATACCGAATACGAAGAGCCTATTCGCAGATCTATTGTCACACAGCCTTTCCAAAACAACATGGACGCTTTCTTTCTCCCGCAGATCGAGATGACTGTTGAGAGCGGAGTAGGCAACAGCGACTCGGTGGATCCTCAGATTGGTATGGCGCGGAGCAAGAACGGCAAGACATGGAGCGATACCAGATACCGCAGCCTCGGGCGTATCGGTGAATATGATCACCGGTGTATCTGGCGCAGGAACGGAAGAGCATCGCGGTTTGAGCTATTTAGGTTCACTATGAGCGATCCGGTAAAGCCTGTTCTTATACAACTGACCGCGAGCATTGAGGCTTCACAATGACGTACAAGCTGAACGTCGCACAGCCGATCGTGGAAGTAAACGGCACAATGAGCCAGCCTTTCCGGCAGTGGACTCAGGAGGCTTCTCTGGCGATCCCGATAGTCGGGACAGGATCTCCTGAAGGTGTCATCGAGGCTAGGCAGTACAGTTTGTACTTGGATGAAGCTGGCGGAGCTGGCGCGATACAGTATCGCAAAATGCTTCCCAGTATCGCAGGAGACAGGACGCGAGGCTGGATACTGGTGTGATAGCGAGAACCTTCAACGCAGAATTTATCAAGAGCTACATCATAGAGCATGGCGTTTTTGATGAAATATGCGAAGACGACTTCACTACCAGCGAGTGGGCACCTGACATGAACTCAGGCTGGTTCCTGCACAAAGAAGGCGATGATGTATTAGGCATCTGGATGGCGGAGCTGAGAAACGGCATCACCATCGAGATCCATCCCACGATACCGAAGAAGTACCGCGGGAAGCTGGCATACCAAGGCGCGAATGAATTTTTCGCGTGGATATGCCACAACACGAACTACCAGAAAATCAATGCGGAAATAGCTACCTGTTTCCCGAACGCGAAGTTATTCGCCATGCAGTGCGGCATGAAGGTTGAAGGCA